CGAGGCGAGCATGTTGAATGTCGCTTGGGACTACGGCATCCTTCGCAAGAGGAACATCGACGCCAACCGCTTCATGGACCTCTACTTTGGTAGGAGTTCAGGATGGCGAGGGCTGCTCATCGGGCAGCAAGGGACGCTAGAGATTGCGACAGACTTCGACAAGGACGACCCTGTTGCTCGTCACCCAACTTGGGAGTACGGACAGGAGATAAGTCTGCTTCAGCAGTACGTCGAGACTGTCCCAACAGACAGGGACCACAGAGTTGTCGTCATTCGACCGCCAGCGGCGAACACTGGACTTGGTCGTCAGTTCTACCGCCTCCTGACAGAGATGCAGGAAGATCACCCTGAGTGCATCCTTCATGTTCACGGCATGTACTCTTACCGTATGATGTTCGGGCCTTGGTATCGGTCGGTGGACTTTGAGCCTAGACTTCTTGCGAAGAATGGAAAGGTCACGCTTCCCACTGGCAAGGAGGTCAGGTTTGAAGCGACGTTCGAAGAGGCTCATTGGGTTACGTTGCTTGGTTTCCGTCCTTCTGATCTTCGTGTACCAAGAAACCGTTGTATCTTCAACATCAAGTCCGCTCAATGGGCCTCTGAACATTTCAAGGATGCTGTAAAGATCAGAACGAAGGGCTTCATCAACGTCGACCCCGACGATCCCTTCAAGCGTGTGCCAACGAGCAAGTCCATCATGGTCAGGCGCATCCGACCCAAGGACTCCGACAAACTTCTCTGCAACACTTGTTCGCTGCAAACGGCCTGTAAGTACTACCGAGAAGGAGCAGTGTGCATCGTGCCTGATTCCGAGCCACAGGAACTTGCCAAGTTCTTCAAGAGCCGTGACTCTGATACCATCATCGATGGTCTTGGAACGCTGCTCGCTACTCAGGCGAACCGTCTGGACAAGGCGCTGGAGAGCGAAGAGGTGGATGAGAAGCTCCATCCAGAGACACGCAAGATCATCGAGAGCCTCTTTGATCGTGGAGTGAAGCTGGCAAAGCTCCTTGATCCGAAACTTGCGGCGGCAGGTGCGCCCAAGTTCAACTTCAATCAGACCACCATCACCAGCGGCACCCCGCAAGCCTTGATGAAGGCTATCACCGAGTCCTTCGTCGCTCAGGGCATCCCTCGCAATCAGATCACTCCAGAGATGATCATGAGTGTGTTCAAGGACCCTGACGAGATGAAGGCGAGGGCAATCGAGACGGCGGCTGTTGAAAAGTCCGCATAAATGGACGAAGAATTCGGGCCATGGTGCGAGGACATTGGTGAGGAACACAACTGGTCGGAGTGGGAGTTCAGCCAGGTCGGTCCTCATGAGTGTCGCTTCTGTTCGAAGTGCGGGGGCATGGAGCAGCAGGTGATCGAGTGAGTATGCAGTACGACCATGCTCGCATGGCCGCAGAACTGAAGTGGCTTCAACAGCACCCTGAGTTTGCTGAGCGTCCTGCGACTATCAGGGAGTTCATAGGTCCCGACTACCTCAACATCGAGGGTATCGTTCGCCCTGCTGTCATGGCCGAACTTGAAGAGATCGTTGGCACGAAGGTCCGTGGCGACCGGATGACTGAGTACTCTCTTGCCATGTTCACTGGCGGGATCGGGATTGGCAAGACGACCATCGCTTCGATTGTCTTGACCTACATGACTCATTGGGTTCTGTGTTTGGAGAACCCGCAGAAGTTCTTTGACCTGCTCCCTGGCTCTCGTATTGCCTTCATGCAGATGTCAACCTCCGAGAAGCAGGCTCGTGAGGTCATCTTCGGTGACGTGAAGGCACGCATCGAGTACAGCAAGTGGTTCCAAGACAACTACCCTTACGACACCAACTTCAAGAACCAGTTGCGCTTCGCCAAGGACATCTGGATTCTTCCTGGCGACTCGGAGGAAACAACCTTCGAAGGATACAACATTCTTGGTGGAATCCTTGATGAGGCTGACTCACACAAGGTCACGCCAAACAAGGACTACGCCGAGCAGGGCTATACCACCATCTTCTCTCGTGTATCCTCACGGTTCCAAGACCGTGGCTTCCTCATGGTCATCGGGCAGATGAAGAGTGCGACTGGATTCGCAGCCAAGAAGTTCAAGGAACTTCAGCGCAATCCCAAGGCGCACGTCACCCGCATGGCGATATGGGAGTCCTTCGGATGGGCCAAGTTCACCCGCCCTGACGGAACAAGGGATTCCTTTTGGTACGACACTGAGCGTCACGAGATTACTCCTCCAGGTGTAGTAACCCTGGTGGACAACAAGAACCTCATTGAAGTCCCGAACATGTACCTGCCGGACTTCGAGAACAACCCCGAGAAGGCGCTGCGGGACTTGGCTGGTATGCCGCCCGCATCTGACTCGCCGTTCATCAGCCTTACCTACAAGATCACTGAATGCCGTGAGCGCTGGAAGACCATGAATCCTGGCATTGCTTGTCCGGTGGACAGCAGAAGGAACTCGCTTCATCCCATCATCGATCCGATGTTCCACGCTCCCAACTCGCTCAAGCGGGTCATCCATATCGACATGGCTTATGGTGGCGACGGTGACGCCCTAGGCTTCGCTATGGGCCACGTCAACGAAATGGTCATCATCGACGGCGAGCGCAAGCCGTTTATCACCTTTGACCTACTCATGCGTGTCCATGCGCCCGCTGGCAAGGAGATCTTCATTGGCGACATTAGACGGATCATCTATCTCCTACGAGAAGAGCGAAAGTTCAAGATCTACAAAGTTACTATGGACGGGTTTCAGAGTACGGATACGAGACAGCAACTTGAACGCAAGAGGATCTTCACTGAGATTGTCAGTGTCGATAAGACCCTTCTTCCGTACCACGATCTTCGGGAAGCGATTTACGAGAATCGAGTGGCCTTTCCCGAGTATCTTGTCAGGCTCCGTGAGAACGATACGGAACTCACTGAAATCGCCATCAAGGAATTGATGGAACTGAGTGACGACGGCAAGAAGGTCGATCACCCTGAAGGCGGTTCCAAGGACGTAGCAGACGCCATGGCTGGCGTCGTTTACACTCTCATGGGGGATCGGACGTACCACAAATCTTCAACAGGTTCTTGGGCGTCCCAAACCCAACAGCAAGGTGTAGAGCCTACCGCAACGGGCATCAGGATTACTCATCCTGCGCTTCAGGACCCCGAGATGTTGAAAGCTCCGGTTCCTAACTCTGTGATAGGCGATGGCTTGTGGAAGCCACCTCAAAGGAGACGCTAGAGTGCCTCTGCTAGGTCCAGATGGTAAGGCCATCAGTTCTGCTCAGTTCAAGAAGGCGGCAGCCCCGCATCTTGGGCCAGCCTTCGGTGATTGGGCGGGTCGAGATGTTGCGCTGAATCAGATGCCTGGAGGAGCAATCCTCCAGTTCGATACTGACAGCCTCACGCTCGCTGACTACAGAGCGATGAGGAATCACCCTCAGATCAATGCCTCTCTGTCGGTGCTGACGTTCGTTCTGCACCAAGTCGACTGGCATATCGAGTGCAGCGACAAGAAGATCGCTGCCAAGATCGACGGCATGGTCCGAATCTTCTGGACTCGGATGATGCGTGCCATGAGCCAGGCGTATTGGGCTGGATACTCGCCCATCGCTTTGGAGTACGACAACGACATCGATAACAAGTCCATCGTGATCACCAAGTTCAAGGACCTTCTCCCTGAGGAGTGTTCCGTCAACTGGAAGATCGTGGAGGGTGTCGTTTCGCACACGCCTGCTACCAAGTTCCTCGATTCAAGCCCACTCACAGGAAGGACTACCTACATTGACGACGTAGGAAGTTCTGTGAACCCTGTCAACTCTGCTCGCCCTCGATTCCGTGAGTTCAACGGAATCAAGCAGTGGGGCTCGCCTGGTCCGATCCCCCCCGACTACAGCCTTTGGTACCCGTGCCTCATGGAGAACGGGAATCATTGGGGTCGCAAGCTGCTCAAGTCGGCCTTCGCACCCTGGTACTTCTCGACCTTGATCCACCTGTTTGCGAACAGGTACTTCGAGCGCTTCGGTGAGCCGATCCCCGTTGGGCGTGCTCCGATGGACGAGGACTTCCCTGACGGCAACGGTGGCACGATCACCGGCAAGACCGCTATGGAGAACATCATTATGAACCTACGGAATCGCTCCGTAGTCGTTCTCCCCTCTGATCGTCAGCCAACCGGCGGCGGCCTCAACAGTTCAAGCGAGTACTCGTACGACCTTGAGTACCTTGAGTCGCAGATGCGTGGGGCTGACTTCGAGAAGTACTTGCAGCGACTTGATGAAGAGATGTCGCTGGCGCTGTTCACTCCGTTGCTCCTTCTCCGCAACTCGCTGTCTGGCTCTCACAACCTCGGCGTGCAGCACACGCAGACGTGGTTGTGGATGCTCAACTCGCTTGCAGCGGACATGAAGGAGTACATCGATCGGTACGTCATCGATCGACTCAAGGCTCTCAACTTCAGCGAGAAGGCACCCAGGGTGGAGTGGGTACCTCATCCCATGGGCAAGCAGAACCCGGCGCTTCTTCAAGCAGTGTTGACGTCACTTGTTACTGGAGGTTCTACTGGAGTCGATCTGGACGAACTTGGTCAGGCGGTTGGTCTTAGCTTGACGCAGATCGATCTTCTTACAGGAAAGCCCATCCCAGGACACTTGGAGCCCAATGGAACCCAACCTGGCAATATCGGAGGGGGAGTGCCGCCTGCACCGCCTTTTGGCGGAAGCGACAATCCCTCCAATGGTGGGCAGCCAACGCCTCGGCCTGTACGGCCTGGAAGGGCTGCTTCCAATGGAGGACCTCGTGGAGTCGGGGAACCTCGGGCGACAGGAGCACAGATCAAGGCTCGAATCCAAGCCCAGGTGGAGAAGGCTTGGCGGGACAACCGATTTGGTGCTCAGCCTCTTTCCTTCGGATACAACCAGCGGTTCCTCCAGTCCTTGATCGCAGAGGGCTACGCTGCGGACGAAGCAGAGAGCATGACCCGTGAGTTCTACGGAAGGCTCGAGGCTTGGACGAACGATGTCGTCGGACTTGGTGTGTCACAGTTCTCAGGGCCGAGTGACTTCATGTCGCTCTTTGACCGCAACTTGGACAACATGATCGAGGACTTGGTTGCCTGAAGAGATTGAGATTCGCTGCTTCTGTTCACGCAAACCGCTCTTGGCGGTGTGTGGTAGGGACAGCGACTCTCAACTTCCGTATATCCACCTGAAGTCAGTTCGTGGTGGTCGCATCAATGCAGAAGCAATCGTCACCGAAGGTGCCATGCGAATCCACTGTAGAGAGTGTCTCCGGTGGACAACCGTGACGATTGTGCGTGACAAGGTGAAGGCAAAGCCAGAGAAGCTGCCTGAGAGCATTGCCGTTTAGTGCTATCAGCAAAGTTTCTGGAGTGATACTAGTAGCCTCATCGTCATGGGCTGCTATCTTTGCCATCCGTGAGCCACACCCCTGACACCTTGAGGCATCACTTCGATGCTCAGGCGACAGTTGATGCTTCCCGCATCTCGACCAGCGACTTCCGCCAGTCGAGCATTGCTGTGGAGCACATGGCAGATGGTTCGAAGCTTCTCAAGGGTGTCCGCATCTTCAAGACGGGCAACCTGACTGACAGCCTAGGTCGTCAGAAGGTCTGGACTCAAGAAGACCTCGTCACCATGGCTGAGAACTTCTCGAGCCTCCGCAATAGCGGAGTGTTCATGGACGTTCCGATTCGTAGCGACCACTCAACGTCCGTCAAGGACTTGGTGGGATACTTCTTCTCATGCTACGTCGATCCGAGCGATCCGAACTTCCTCTGTGCCGATCTTCAAATAACCGAGCCAGACGCCTTTGACAAGTGGCGCCGCAAGACATACCGTAATCGATCCCTTGAAGTCGGGCGCTACACCGACAACGAGGGTAACTCCCTTTACCCAACGGTGATGGGACTTGCCTTTGTTGACATTCCCGCCGTCGAAGGGCTCCATAACAAGAATGTCTCTGAGGTCGTCAGCTTCTCGCAGGTCGTCGTGGACCCAAGGGAGAGTGCAATGCCCGATATCAACACCGACCCGCAAGGCTGGACAGCAGCCGTCACCTACGCAGCTTGGGTTGAGGCCGCAACCTTCGCCCAAGCCTGTGCTGATTGGGAGGCCGCTGCGATCTACGCCAAGGGCGTGGAAGAGCAGTTCCAGCCTCCCGCTCCGGCACCGGGCATCACGCCTCCTGCCGCTCCCGCTCCGGCGACCTTCCGTGTTGCAGGCGAGCAGGTGCAGGACTACTCCAGGGTCCAGGCGCATATCGATGCGCTGGAGGGTTCACTGGCAGAGATCCAGCTTGCCAACCGGCAGGCGTTCGTCAAGGGCCTCGCAGAGAAGCGCCAGATCGCAGCGACGCAGATCGACTCGCTCACGGCGCTGGCGCTGACCATGAACCCCGAGCAGTTCAACGCCTTCAGGGCGGGCTACGAGAACGCCCCTGCGGTGTTCCAAGTCCACGGTCAGCAGCAGGACCCAGGCCAAGGGCAGCAGTTCGGCGGGCAGGGCACCGGCAACGGCAACGCTCCCGAGCCCAACGAGATCGAGACAGCCAAGGACATCGTCGCCAACTCCCGTCGAGCGGGAATGCCGGAAGCGATGCTCAAGGAGTCCGCTTCCTTCCAGAAGCTCGTCAAGGCCGGCATCGAGTCCGCATAACCAAGGAGAACTGAGAAATGGCTTCCTTCGACACCAGTGGCAAGGGTCTTCGTACCCCGTTCGGGCGCAACGAATGGCGTCGCTCGACCGAGGACGAGAAGACCGAGTCCTACACCTGCTCTGCTGCCGCAACGCCCGCCGAGACGATCGACGGAGATGCGACGCAGAAGGTGCTCCAGCCCGGAGAGGTCCTGGCGAAGATCACGTCAGGGCCGGAGGCTGGCAAGGTCGGTCCCTTCCAGGCAGGAGTCGCAGACGGTCGGCAGACCGCAGCCAACATCGTTGGCATCAACGGCACCTTCCTTCCGTGGCAACTCACGCAGCGTGACGTCGAGGTCGCAGCCTTCTGGGACTGCTCCCCCGTGCAGGCGTGGTGCTTCGAGCGTGACGCTTCGGGTGCTCGTATCCCCCTGTCGAATGCGACTCGGGATGCGATCATCGCCAACGTGTCCACCCGCCTCATCCGTTTCTCGTAACCAAGGAGTACAGAGATGCCCACCTATCCTCCCCTGGATCGGCTCGTCCGCAAGGAAGTCGCTCTAGGAACGCTGCGTGAGTGGCAGCTTCCCACCACCCACATCGGGCTTGACCTGATTGCGCCCTTCATGGAGGTCGCATCGGACGACGTGATCTTCGATTACGCTCGCATCCTCACGGATGGTCTTGCCCCTGCTCGTGCAGAGGACGCTGAGTCCGAGCTGGCTCAGAAGGACCTCCAGTACGGTGGAGTGGGTCGGGCATCGGTCATCGATTGGGCCTTGAAGGACCACTACACCGCTTCCGACGTGCTGCGGTACCGTGAGTCCCTCATGGTCGAGGCTGCGCTTGGCGTCAACGGTGTTCCTGGCTTCGGTGCTGGTAACCTGCCCACGACGATCGAGGCCACTCTCAACGAGTTCCGCAACAAGGTCGCTCGTGACGACATGCTGCGGCGTCGGAAGCTCGACAACCGCATCGAGTGGATGATCATGACCGCTCTGGAACTCGGGTCCATCTCGTACAACGACGGCAAGATCAAGTTCGTCGTTGACTACGGGAGGCCCGCTGGTCAGACCAACCAGCCGCCCGCCGGTGGCACTTGGAACCTGACCACGTCGGACCCGATCGGCGACTTGATCGCCGTCCAGAACTACATGTTCGACACTTACCACATTCGCATGAACCGAGCGATCACGAGTCGCCAGGTCCTCATGTCGATGATCAACTCCAGCCGGTTCGCCGCTCTGTCGGGCCTCGCTGGAGCTTCGGGTGGTGTCCCTGTCGATCCTCGGTACCTGATCGACGGTTGGGGTCCGACCGCTGCTCAGGCCGTCATCGAGCGGCAGACCGGCATCAAGTTCATCGAGTACATCTCGGTCTACAACACTCGCCCGGTCGGGTCCAACACCGTGACCCACAACAACTTCATCGACCCCAAGAAGATCATCCTCCTGCCAGACCCCGAGGACATCGCTCAGCTTGACGACATGATCGGGTTTGGCAAGACCCTCACGTCGCCGCACCCCGAGGGCAACTGGCAGCCTGGGTACTACGAGTGGGAAGAGGACACTCGTGACCCCTGGGGCACCAACCGAGGTACCGGCATCAAGGCCTTCCCGGTCTTGCCGCACCTCGACTGGACCTACACCATGACCGTCCTTCCGTAAGGAGAGAACACAGATGCCCACCCGAGCAGAGAAGCAGGCCGCAGAGCAGGCCGAGAAGGTGGCCGAGGTCGGCCTCTACGAGGCCACGGAAGGCGACGGCAACTCGATTGCTGTCTCCGACGACGGCTACGTCGGTGTCTCTCCGGAGTACAAGAACTACGCCAACGAGAGCGACAAGCCTCTGCGGTCGGAGGACGAGGACGTTGCAGCCCTGGAGCAGCTCCAGATCGAGCACGATCAGGACATGACCAAGGTTGCCGACGATCCGACGCATCCGTCGGAGGCCATCAACCCCACGCACCCCACGGTCGTTGCCGTCGAGGCAGCCGCCGACGATGCGGCCATGCGTGAGCGGCTTGGTGCTGCCCCGGCGGGTGAGAGCGGCGGCTCGCCTGGCATTGCGGGTGGCTCCACGGAGGAGTAGGCCGAAGTGCCATACTCGGAGAAGTCCGATCTGCTTACCGGGGACCTCATGATTTCCGAGGCCCTCGATAAGCAGACCTTCGTCGATACAGCCGCAGAGGAGATCGATGCGAAGCTTGGCTTCGTGTACGATCTTCCTCTGCGGCTTCTTGCCGATCCTCCTGTCGACCCTGTCACTGAGGATTCTTGGAAGGACTTGCCTGCCTATCAGGTCAAGCTTCTGAAGGGGATCAACAACCGGCTGGCGTCAGGGCGCTTGATCTTAGCAATCGACATTGCGGGCGAGCAGAATACGATGCACGCCTATGGGTGGCAGCTTGTCAAAGAGGCCACTGCCGAACTTCTCATGATCGCCAACGGCGACGTTGACCTTGATGCTGCGAGGCGTACCATCGAGGGTACTGAGCCTGACCGTACGCCCAGCATCTACAACTACGACG